CTTGCCGCACGCCGAACGATTGCCGGACTACGCATATACCTTGCTGTCCATCCTGACCGTTGCGGCAAAAGGGCAGCATATCGGTTCTTACGCCAGCAGGTCGGAAGCTGAGGCAGCTGTGATTGCGGTGACGACTCCGCCGCCTAAAGGCGGCGGCTTCCCAGGGCACGCCTGACCCACTGGCCGACGTTACGCCCTGGCCGCTCCGTCCGAGCGGGTTTGAGTTCAGGCAACGCGCGATAAAGGATATTCCGGGCCGCGTTGAGGTCCCGGTCAAGGACAAGACCACAGTGAGGGCAAGTGTGAACCCGTTCGCTCAAGGGCTTCTCCACCATCTCGCCGCACCCGCTGCACATCTGCGAGGTGTTGGCCGGGTTCACGGTCAGGACTTGCGTACCGGCGCTTTCAGCCTTGTAGGCAAGCATCTGACGGAACTGAGCCAGCCCCGCGTCGTGCGCGCTGAGGGCCAGGCGAGGGTTGTGGGTCATGAAGCCGAGCGAGAGGTCTTCGAGTGCGATCACCGCATAGGTCTTGACCAGATGAGCCGTCGTCTTGTGCCAGAAGTCGCGGCGCTGGTTGGCGACATGCTCGTGCAGCCTCGCCACACGGAAGGCGGCCTGCTGGCGACCGCGCGATCCTTTCTGGCAGCGGGCGAGATGACGTTGAGCGACGCGCAGCTTACGCAGGCTACCGCGCAGCCAGCGCGGATTGTCCACCAGCGTCCCATCGCTGAGAGCCAGCAGGTTCTTCAGCCCCACGTCAATACCAACCGCCGGGCCTTCGGCAGGGCGCGGATTGGGGTCGGGCAGGTCCAGTTGCAGGTTGACGTACCACTTGCGCGTCTTGCGCACGAGCACCGCGTGCTTGATGACTGCGCCTTTCGGCAACAGACGGTGGAACTTGACCTTGATCTCTCCCACGTGCTGCACGTAGAGCAAGGCCCGTCCGTTCTTCTCGAAGCGCAGCTTGCACCCGTCGCCGTAGGTAAACTCCAGGCTGTGAAAGCGGTTCGCCCCCTTGAAGCGCGGAAAGCCCGCTTTCTCTCCCACCTTGATCCGCCGGAACGTCCCCTGATACGCCTTGTCCAGTCGCCGCAAGACATGTTGCAGGCTGCTGGCATTCAGCAGTCCCAGCGTCGCCGGGTTCGCCCGTCGCAGGTCGCGGAAGTGCGCCCATTGCTGCTGGTAGGTGACGCTCCTCCCGGTCTCCCGGTAGGTCGTGATGCGCTGTTCCAGCGCCGCGTTGTACACTCCCCGTGCCTGCGCCAGCACAACCGTCGCCGCGCGTTCCTGGGCGTTGCTCAGATACAACCGGTACTGGTAGGTGCGCAGCACAGCTTACGACCTCTTTTGGCTTTCGATGTACTTCTTGACTGTTTCTTCCAACACCTGTCCGACCGACCCCACGTAGTAACTTCGACTCCACAGACTTGGCAGGCGCGATTCCAGATACGGGTACTTCTCGCGCAACTTCCGCGACGTGTAGCCTTTGAACTGGTTCGCCAACCGCTGTGGCGCTTCGGTCGGGTCTGCCGACACGAACAGATGCACGTGATCGGGCATGATCTCCAATGCCTCAATGACCACGTCCAGTTCGGCGGCTTTTTCGGTCAACAGGGTGCGCAGGTCCTCTGCGACCGGGCCGACCATGACCTTACGTCGGTACTTCGGACACCAGACGAAGTGATACTTAAGGGTGAAAACCGCGCCGGAAGTCCGGCGGTAACGTGGATCAGTCATACCCACAGTATAGCAGGTTATCCGTTCGTTGTCAACTACCGATCCTGGAAAGGAGGAAAGGCGGCTTCCCCTGTCGCCTAAAGGCGACAGTCCCCGCCGCCAATTCTTATGGGAACCGGTCTGCCCGGAGATAGAGATAGGGAGTGAGTACCTTCGAGCGGCAGATTGTCGAGATGGTGCAGGCGGTGGTACGGGATACGGGCGTACCGGCGCGGACACTAGCCATTGCGGGTCGGCTGTACATGTCGGACCGGCAGGTGCGGCGCTATCTGGCGAGGCTAGAAGCGCGGCAGGCCGTTCGTCGAGTAGGTCGGCGAGGCGGCTGGTTGCCCACCTGCGAGTAGAGGGAAAGCCGAAAAACTGAACACCATGATGACTGAACAGAGTCATGAACCCCACGGCTAAAGCCGGGGGCTTCCGCGCGGTTTTTTCTGGTGAGACCGGACCTACCCCGGCGAAGGGGAAGCACCCTTCCAAACAGCACGCCGACACGCAGAAGCGCGTGCAGATCGAGCAGCGGCGCATGATCGTCACGGCCAACCTGCTGGCCGGGGCGACCTACCGCGAGATCGCCGCCGTGTGTGACGTGTCGCCGGGCACGGTCAGCGCCGACGTGCGGGCCGTCGTGGGCCAGTGGAAGCAGCACTACGCCAACGATGCCGACCGCTGGCTCGCCATCCAACTGCGGCGCTACGACGTGCTGCTGAACGCCATCTGGGATCGGGCGCGCGACGGGGACGTGCCGACTATCGAATGCGCGCTGAGGATCATGGAACGGCAGAACCGCCTGCTGGACCTGGACGCGCCAGTGCAGCACAAGGTGACGCTCGTGCCGCTGACGGCGGACGACCTGGCGAAGGCCCGCGACGAAGCCGGGGCTTTCGAGCGGGCGCAGCTCGGCGCTGCACCGGGACTGCCTCCCGAAAACTGATTTCAAAGATGTCCGTTATGTCCGATATAGGGGGGTGTGCCCTGTTACGCTGGAAGTGTAGCAGGGGTTTTACGCCTGCTGCCGGGAACACCCTGAGACGGCAGCGGGACCGTTTGAGACGTTTTGGGACACTTTGGGACACGTTTGGACCGATGGCGGACGATCTGAACCCTCTCCTGGATAACCTGGGCGACGCCGAACTGGAATACGTGTTCGCGCGCGCCCGCGTGCTGTCCGACACCGAGGCGTGCCGCCAGGCGGGGATCGCGCGCTCGACCTTCTACCGCTGGGGCGAGACCCGGCGGGCAGAACTGAACGAAATCGCGCAGCAGGTGCGCCGGCGGGTGCGACTGCGCGTGCAGCGCATCCTGGAAGACAAGGCCGAGGACGCCGCGCACGCACTGGTGCAAGGGCTGGAAAGCGAAGACGAGCGCATTCAGCAGAAGGCCGCCGTCGAAATTCTGGACCGGGCGGTGGGCAAGGCCCCGGAGGAGCACCACGTGACGGGGTCGCTGGCCGTCCTGACGGGTGACGACCTGGCTGCCGCGCGGGACGAGGCAGAGACCTGGGAGCAAGAGCAATTTGGTCGCCCTACCGAAGACGCCGACGCGAGCAGCGAGTAGCGCCCGCGCCGGCGGCAGCAGCACGGCCTGGCAAACGCGCGAGTGGCTGAAATGCAGCTTCTCGCCGCTGTACTTCGTGCATACCTACTGCTCGGTCTACGATGCCATCGCGCTGGAATGGATTCCCTTCCACCTGTGGCCCGACCAGGCGCACGTGCTCAAAACCTTCCAACTCAACCGTCTCGTCGTGGTGCTGAAGGCGCGGCAGATCGGGATGACCTGGCTGGCGCTGTGCTTCGCGCTGTGGCTGATGCTGTTCCATCCAGCGGCGACGATCCTGCTCTTTTCCCGCCGCGACACTGAGTCCATCGATCTACTCGACTTCCGGCTGAAGGGCATCTACCAGCGGCTCCCGGCCTGGATGAAGGCACGGGCGGTCGAAGTCAACAGCGCGCACGAGTGGGCGCTCAGCAACGGCTCGCGCGCGATTGCCTTTCCCACGACGGCGGGCGACTCGTACACGGGGACGCTGGTCATCGGCGACGAATTCGACCTGCTCACCGACCAGGGACGGCTGATCCGGTCGGTCAAGCCGACCATCGACAACGGCGGGCGGATGATCCTGCTCTCACGCCCGGACAAGAGCCGCCCGCAGACGGACTTCAAGAACATCTACCGGGCGGCGAAGCAGGGCCTCAACGACTGGGTGAGCGTGTTCCTCTCCTGGCGGGCGCACCCCGGCAGAGACGACGCCTGGTACGAGGCGCAGCGGCGCGACAGCCTGACCCGGACCGGCTCGCTGGATGACCTGCACGAGCAGTACCCGGCCACCGACACCGAAGCCCTCGCGGCGCGGACGCTGGACAAGCGCATCGCGCCGGACTGGATCGAGCAGTGCTACGTTGAAGCCGCCCCCCTGATCGCGGTTGGCGTCGGTGATGGCGCGATCCCGCTGCCAGAGGGCTTTCCGGCCATTCCGGGCCTGCGCGTCTACCGGCTGCCGCAGCCGGGGCACAGCTACATCGTCGGGGTGGACCCGGCGGAGGGCAACCCCACCAGCGACGACTCGGCCCTCGAAGTCATCTGCCGCGAGACCGGCGAACAGGTGGCGGAGCTGGCGGGCAAGTTCCAGCCCGCCGTCATCGCCGCCCACGCCGACCGGATCGGCACCTTCTACAACCGCGCGGGCCTGATGGTCGAGCGGAACAATCACGGCCACGCCGTGCTGCTGTGGCTCAAAGACAACTCCCGGCTGCGGCGGCTGCACGGCTTCGACGGCAAAGACGGCTGGCATTCCACCACGCAGGGCAAGACGCTGCTCTACGACGGGGCAGCGGACGCCTTTCGTGAACAGGCAACCACCTTACATAGCTTCGCGGCGCACGTCCAGTTGGGGAGCATCGAAGGAAGTTCTCTCCGCGCGCCGGAGGGCGAACACGACGACCTGGCCGACGCTTACGCCCTGGCGCTGGCAGGTTGTACGGCCCCGACCGGCAGTCCGGTCGATTTCGGATAGGAGTTTCCGATGAGACGCATTCGTACCC